CTTGTTACCGCCCTGATGATTGTTTAATGTTGAGTCCCATTCCTGCTCGTGCTTAACATCAATGAATTGATTATCACCTCTGATATCAATCATTACTTGCTCTGGGCAGGCAGAATGTATGTGTATTCTGCAATGCCACTGTCAACAATAATTTGCGCTGCGCCATCATCGCTAAGGCGTAGTACTTTATCACCAGGAAGGCTAAGAATGTTAATAACGTGTGCAATAGGCCAGTGCCAGCTACGTGTTAACTTACCTTCTACATCATGTGCAAATATAAAGTTACCTGCGTGAGTACTATGGTCACCAAAGTAAAATGCAAGGTTACCATCTTCTGTTTTTGCAACGAAAGTACTTTCTGTTGCATTTGCCATTGCCTGGAACTTCAAACGCTGTATGCTTGCCACTGTTGGTTCCAATTCAACATGCCAGGAAACACCTTTAAACTTAATAGTTTTAAGTTGGTCTTCAACAATTTCCTTAGTCATAAATCTGTAGTCGTTTGTGAAGTCGCCTGCTTTGTTTAAGAAGTTCATGCTAACCGGACCTTTAACATCATCCTGTGTAACACTAATAACAGCGTCGGTTGCGTATTCATCAATACCAAGAATAGTTTTGAGTGTTGACATGTTTGGCATGCCGAACGTACCCTTAAACTCTGCAATTGGTTTGTGGAACTTCGCTTGAATAACTACGCTGCGGTCTTCTGCTAACCCTTCTATTAATGTTTCAGTATCTGTACCATTAACTTTAACTAAATCAATACAACCCAAATCATGTGTATGGGTAATTAAATCTTTTAAATTATCAATCATTATTCTTCCTCTTATGTTCTGCGATTATACTTTAATCAATACAAATAATCAAGTATTTTGGTTTCTTTGATTCCACTGTTGGGACTTTGCTGGATCGTACTCTTGTGCCTTAGGCTTATTATATTTGATCTCGCCTACTGTTTTTCCGGCCTTAATTGATGTAAGCACACCCGGCTTCTTAAGAACAAACCACGATATGCGCTCAGACGTTTCCGAGCTTTCAATTTCAAATCCAGTAAGTTCGCACATTCTAGATAAAAAACTGCCAGGGGTAAAACAATACAACCCGTTCTCAAAGTTTCTAACTCCAGCATGTAAGTCGCAATCGTTGTATGTAAACATCAAGTGTCCACCGGGCTTTAGCAATGTAAACGACTCGTCTAAATATTGCCTAATAATATCAAATGGTTTAAAGTTTATAAAATGTTCCATTACAATTAATCCAATTTGCCCTGCAGGTATTGAATTAGTCATAAACTCTTCTTTCTTCTCATTAATGAGTTTAAATCGAATCGTGTCATACAGGGGGGATTCTAAGTTTTGTTTGAGCCACTTGGTAGTATCACATTGTTCCATAACATATAGAATATCTGACGCTTTAAGTGCATCGAAGAACCGCAATGAATTTGGCCTAACATATACTGTTGAATATTGCCAGGATGCGAGCTTCTTAATATTTGATATAAACTTTTCTTCGTAGTCTGCATTGTTTGCGAATTGATCAAACTTGCGATATGATGCTACTAAATCACAGTTAGCCATAATCGTATCTTTACTTTCTTCGTACAAGTCATAACTAGCACCAAGCGGTTCTCTGGAGCCTTCTTGTGCTAAGCCGTGTGCTTCCTTTTGTATTTGTTCAATGTCTTCAACTAACGATGTTAGATCGTTTAGAATATCATGTATGTCATTATCAATCAACGCCATTGCAGGTGCCAACTCATCAATGTCTAATACACTAATATTGTCTTTGACAATAGATAATTTTTTATCAAGCAACAATAATTCTGGAGTAATATTCCAAGAGTCAATTGTTAACTTTTGTTTTAGTAGATCACTTAATTTCATTTTAGAACTCGAATAGGTTACTAAATGTACTTGTCGTATCTGTATGTGCTTTTAAATCCCAATCTAGCACACCGAGCAAGTTATCAACCTTTTGATCAATTTGGGTTGCTTCCATTGCTGCATCATCAAAAGGCAAATCTTTAAACCACTGCGGAATATTATGTTCATCAGTTGGCCGCGCTACACTTGTTATCTCGAGTGGGTTATCTTTTAGCTTACATATAATAGCTTTGCTGCCGTCTTTTAAAGCCATTGTAAAATTATCATTATGCATCCTGCGTAAATTATTATAATTGAATCCTGCGCGTACATGCCCGGGTAGCCTTGCCTTCTCACCTTTATCTCGAGCGTATATTTCTTGTGCTGTGTACATAGTTAAGTTGTTAATGCGCTTGGGCGCACCTTTCTCCCACGATGGCAATGCACCAAACTCTTTCTTAAAGCTAAGGATCTGATCGATTATTTTATCTTTGCCGTACTCGTTTAATGTCGAGTCGAGAATGTCCTTTAAGAACTCTTGCACTACGGGCGGAGTATCACTACGTTTTAAATCTAATCCTAGTGCCTTAATCTTCCCCGGCTTATCATCAACATCTAAGCGATTGCCTTCGTTGTCGACTACCATAAGTGCATAGCGTTTCTTAGTAATGAACAAACCGTTTATTGCAACTACTTCGCGTCCACATTTAATAAGGCCGCCGTAATGCTTAGGACAACCGAATGCTTTACGCATAAATCCCGGGAAACTCTTATTGGCTTCATCAGCCAGACTATCATATAATGAAATGGCAATGTCTATATCCCATTCCTGATCGCCTGCTTCGACTGCTTCTTTAACTACAGGCCATGCTGTAAAATAGGCAGAGTCAGTGTCACCATATATAATACACTCGCCGACGTGGTTGTATTCGCCGGTAAGACATTGGTTGACGTGTGCATCCATATGTTGAGCAATGGCTCGGCCAGTAAGTGTTGTTGATTGTCCAATACGCTTATCAAAGAAACGACAATGCTCGTTTAATATAGCGCCGTACAGTGAGTTCAAGTTGATCTTTTTAACAAGCTGTCGCTTATCCCAGTACTCAATATCTGCTTCTAGCCCTGCTGCAATTGCCTGTTTAAGTTTCTTCTGCATTTCTTTACGTTCTGCGTACCAACGTTTAAGTAAGCCTGGAATAATGCCCGGAGTTTGCAAACTAAAGATAGTGCCGTTTGCAGTTACTACCCATGGCTGACTACTATTAAATATTAACTCGTGTGCTTCTTTGGCTGATAGTGTTGAGTCTCCAGCCATCTTAGCGAACGTCGATAGATCGCTTGATGTTTTTTGTTCCCAATCGATTGTAACTTTAAAGTCGTCTCGCCGGTCCATTACTGCGGTGTACTCTAAAGTACCAAACAATCCTTCCCAAGCCGCTGCAAAACTACAACCCTTTTTCTTTTTAGTCTTGCCGGATGGTAACGTTATTACCTTGTCTGCCATCTTTTCAGCAATGTACTTGTCCGTTTCAATCGGGCGTATCTGCCCAACAATAGTTTCTGGGGCCATGTTACATGCTTGAATAGCAGATGGATACAAACTATTAATATCGACAGATCCGACCCACTTATGCAATCCTTTCTTAGGATATGCTACGTAAGCGCCTGCTGCCTTTGTGTTTTCATCTTCTGCATAACGTACCTTATCTGGTACGACGAATCCCTGCTCGTGTGCTTCGTTAATGATTGCTTGCTCTGTTACTGCAACCGCGCCCATTGTCCTAGGTAATAGTACAGTGTTTTCGTGTGCAACCGAGTTAGCAAGATCAATAAACTTTAGCTTCTGATCTAGTTTGTGCAATAGCATTGTATCTTGTTTGTTGTATTCAATGAACTTCGGAAAGTCATTGTTGTATAACTGATCAAGTGTGCCTTCGTATGCAACTTTAGTTTCTTTAAGTTCGTACTCGCCAATTGCGTCTAAGCTATAGCTGTGCATTTCGTGATACGTGTACTTTTGATATAGTTGCATGTAATCTAAATGAATACGCCCAATTAAATCGTAAGTAATATTCTCACCGCCGTAACGTTCAAACGTGCGCTTCTTAGGAAGTTTATTCCATAAGCAGAAACGGCGTGTATCATCTTTACTCAGCACTCGTGTAATACGATTAACCATGTACGGAATATCGTAGCCTTCACTGTTCCAACCACTTAGTACATCTGCATCTTCAATAATGTCAAGGAAGTCTTTAAACATTTCCCTTTCATCTGTATACAAAATTGTGTTTTCGTACCGACTGCAAATTTCCTTTGCTTCTTGTGGCGACATGTGTCGCGGTGCGATAACTTGTGTAATAAGTTGATTGGTCCAATTCAAGTAAGTTGATATTGCCGTTACTTTGTTGAAGGGATCTGTCACTGGACTAAATCCTTTCTCCTTGTCAAAGTCTACTTCAATATCAAAGAACGCCGTTTGTAGTACAGGGAATTCTGCTCCCTTGTAGTTCCTTTCAAGACAACGTGCAATAGGTTGGAAGTCGCTTTCATACAACTTCGAACCCATATGCATACGTTTTTCTTTTTGGTACTCTTTGTTTGAGTGTGACGTAAACTTACCAACGGGTTTATCATAAACTGTTCTATGCTTGCCGCGGTTGTCATCAAAATAGAATGTGTACTCTGCAGGATATTCAACAAAGATACGTTTACCATGTAATCGTTCTACAACATAAACGGTATCTTTATCTTTGTCGTAACGAGCGTCGACAAAACTCATTACTCAGTGCGGCCAACAGTTTCCAATATGTTTTCCAGCAGTTCATAATCAGTTGTGGTTTGATGGAAGGTAGACTTGTGTGCTGTTTTAATAGCTTTATTAAGCACGGCTGGCTTAATATCCATTTCTTCTGCAATTGCTTTTACAGTGTCTTTAAGACCACCGCCTAGTACTTCAATTTCTGATAATACTGAAAGACCTTCACTCATTAAATGCTTGAGCTTGGCTTTTTCTTCTGGGTTAAAAATTTTTGTATCTGACATCTATACTTCTCCTTTGAATGCGTTATTATACTGTCTTACTTAATCAAAGTCAATGCCACCGCCAAAAAAATAGGCCCAATACAGGCCTATTAAACTATGGTTAATAAAGCAATTTAGTTTAGATAGCTGCGCCACCTGTTCCTAGTCCTAAAGTATCTTTTGGACTTGGACTTAGTGTAAACCCACGCTTGTCAGCTTCTGCGGCCAACTTCTTTAAGTGTGGTACTAATTTCTTTTTCTCTTCTCTTCCCATACCTTTAGCTCTGAGTAAAAGTTTTTGCCACAATGCATTTAGTTTTGCGGCGGCCTGTTTCTGCGATGCGGCGTTACTAGCTTTAATTCCAGTGCCGGTATCTGTAGTAGTACCTTGCACTCCTCTAAATTCTGGTTGTGGTTCCCATTCTAAGTCTCCTGCTTCCAGTAATTTTATTGTAGATTTACACAATTCAATTGACTCCTTGAGTACAGTTGATTTACGTGCTGTACGTTGACTATATAGTTCAAATAATTTCATTTTAATTCCTAGTAGATTCGTTAATAGGCCTAACTACGTAGCGCATTTTATAATACTTACGTTCGCCAGGTGATAGATGTTTTGTCATGCGTTTAGCTTTTGCTACCATTTCTTCTTTGGTCCCGGTGCCACTTGGCTTATTATCGTCCTTAGACCCAATCGATCCGCCTACCATAAACACACCAAACTCACCAGCTTCTGACTCTTCAACAACACCTGGAATAGGAATTTGGTTTGCTGCATTATACGCAACACCATTTCTCATGTGTTCCGGAACGCCAACTTCGTGTGCAACATCTTTTAAGAACATATGGAGAGCTGTATCTTCGTCACCATTCATAACAACTTGCATCAATTCTTTTTCGTATTGAGAACCAGTTAACACAACTAGTTCTACCCAATCGTCAAAAGAACGTGTGTCGTTAGTTTCAGTAACATTGCGCCCTTGCATTCTATTAATTCGATCTCTTAAGTCAGCAAGCTCTTCTTCTTGATCATTATTAACACGTTCTGTATCATTTATTTCTACGTCCTGGTCCATGTTATAACTGTCTAAAGAATCAAGCTCTTTATCTTGAACTTTCTGCTCATCGCCCATCATGCTAATTAATGCGCTTAAATCATCATCGGCCCTGCCGTGATATTTAGCTCTTGCTGTCTTAACAGCGTGAATAACTTTTGGATCCTTCGACGCTATCTTGCCGTTAGACTTTTCAAAAAGTTCGTGTAGTTTCATTTGGTTTGATTCCTGTGTACCATCTTGTTGAGTTGCGAGCGTGTTTGATTACTTTCTGTAGTAGCACTATCATCTAAGGTGATTTGCATTTCCTTAACTACATTAACAATTTTCCGTGCTATTGCAATATATGTCTCGCCGTTGTTAAGT